TTACAGGATTAGGGTAGTTCTTCTGAACATTTAAAACTCTAGGAGGATTGTAATCATCTGTAAAAAACAGAAGCTTATTATCCAAGATATCCAACCCAGTAATAAGATAGTTGGGGTTAAAATTCAAAGTGGTATTTACGTTACCGCCATCATTAATTGAAATAACGTGATAAGTCAATATGTTTGTACTTACGTTAAACGATACTATCAAGTCAAGCTTGCCTGTAGCGCCAACAGGGAAAGTAGGGTCATGCAAAAACCAATAAATGGTTTCAGTAAAGCTGTTCTCAATAGCTCCAATACATCTAGCATTAACACTTAAAGGAGTTCCATCGATATAGCTTAATGATGTCAAAGGAGTATTACCCTTGGTGTTTTCAATTACACCAATCTCGGACTTCTCAGTGGAGCCCATCCTTACATTCATAGCATCAATGTATTCTCCGTCAGGGACAACTCTTTGGTCATAGACCTTATTCATTCTCCCTGCTGTGAAGTTCCTGCTAAACTTTGCCATCTTATTTAATTTGCTTGTCTAATCCTCTCAAATTCATTAAGAGTCTACCCGGATGAATATTACTGATTCTAATCTTAGCGTTTCTCAATAATGCTGACTTCTCCTTGCGAGCACGAGCAACAATATATTCTTGCACTCCTAGCTTGCTACTCAATATTTCATACTGAATATAAGCATAAACGTACTTCTCAAATAATTTATTTACCGTAATCTTTGAGTTGTCTCCCTGCTCCATGCCATCAGACACGTACTCTACAATACACTGCTGACCAGCCATTGGTGAGTCAAAGTTAATTACACCAGCTTTTCTGTCAATGTTAAAGGTAGGATTAAAGTTTGCCGTCTCGGTATTTAAACCATAAGCGGCACCAATGTTCCCCTCAAAATACCACATCCCATCGTAGTTCCATCCCTCATTGCCATCAAATTGATTGGCCTTGTTAAGGTAAATGCTTTTCTTAATTTTAGTGATATTGTCCAAATCAATCTGAGAGTACTCAGGAGACAATGCATTTCCCTGCTCATCAAATAGAATCCTGTACTGATTGTCCTGAAGGTATGCCTTAGATGATAAGGTCTGAATGTTTTCAGATAATGGTCTCAACCATCCATCCTTGTAAAGAGATATCCTCACCCAGTTGACGTAGTCAGATGGAAGGATATACTTTAAGTTATCGCCAACAGTAAGCTCTAAAACCTTTATCTCTTTAAACGCATCGTAGTTCAACTCTTGGATAGCTCTCTTTGCATGGAACAATATCCTGTATCGCTCCTCATTGTTCACTAAAGAATGATTCCCTGAGTACATTAACAAGAAGTTGTTAACAATATCCTGAAGGCTTACATATTGATAAGACCCCCAATTGGCATCCTCTGGAGCAACGCCACCATTTTCGTAGTACTGATATTGACTGATGTATGCCATGATTATTGTGATTGTTTTTGTTCTTCACCTCCACCAAATTGAACCGCCTCAATCTCACGTATAGACATTCCTGCATATTGTAGGATTTTTGCGACAAGCTTTATCTCATCTTCTATTGGCACTTCAAAGTCTTGATAGTCAGCTTGAGATTGATTAAACACTGGCTCACCATTCGCCAAGGTTATGTATGTCCACTTGGGGTCTTTTGGATACCTAAAATAAACAGCATCCACCTCGTTAGCTAGGTTAATGGTTGATGGGTATACGGTAAGTACATTGCCTGCCTGCGTGTAAGCAGGGTACAACTCCGTAGGGGCTGTAAGGTTTGAGTTTACAAGCATTGTAATATTGGAATGCGTAACCTTCTCCGCCTCGCCTTTAAATACTCTAGTCATTCCAGAGCCATCATAACAAAGGATTTTGTTAATCATAAAGTAATCAAAACCAGTTGTAGAAGTAGATGGAAGAAAGAATCTGTTTGTAGCTGGAGCCACTTGAGTAAGTGTAGATGTAACTATAAATGTTTCAACAGCCTCTTCTAATGCCTTACGCAAATCAGCATAGTCAGTGCCCGACATCCGAGCATTCTCCATATTTGTTATCTTGTTGTACTCAGAGAAGAACTCTTCGAATACTTCCATCTGGGCTTGCTTGGCAAACAAGTTAAAGTCTGACGGAGATATGTACCCATAGTTGTTCTTGTTTAAAACGGATAGGACCGTATTTCTAACAGAGTTTATCATTTTTTCGCCTTTTTACAAATATACATAAAAAAAAGAGGGCACAAAAAATGCCCTCATTTCCAATTGTTAACAAACCATTTTAACCATTTATGCCAATATAGCTTCCAACATTCTCAGTGCATCAATGCCCTCATCACTCTGTAGGAACCCGCCTGCAATTTCATAAGGGTCCTCACCGTAAGGGATTGACATCATTTTCTTTTTGTTGGTTGCTGTATTAAACCAAATCTCTTTATCATTGTTTCTCAAAACCAATAGCTTGTTTTCGAAGAACATTCTGATTTTAGCTTGAAACTTTAATTCAGGGTCATTCAATATACTTAAGAACTCTTTAGGTTCTGTCTTGGCAAACACCAAGATATCACGCCTCAATTCAGCAGTAGATACCGTAGATGGGTCCTTGCCAAACATTACTCTAGTAAGAGTTTCAATCTGTTCAATACTTAATTGACGAGCTTCTACTAACGCCTCTACTTCTAGGTTCAAATCATTAACCTCTTCAGCCGCCTCCTTCTCCTTATCTACCTCAGTAAATATAAGTCCGTTTAATGGGTGATAGTGAAGGAACTGTTGTAGTACAGGATTCTGCTTTGGGACTCTTAAGAATCCATCTTCAAAGATAATAGGTTCAATGATTGCATTTCCATCTTGTTCGTCTTCAAATGGAGACTTCTGATTGGAAGCATATCTAAGTGCACGATTCACATTGTTCTTCTCATCAAACCACATCAAAGGATATCTAGGATGGTTTCTTGATGCCAATGTATAAGATAGCGGATTGCCGTTTTTTAATTTGTAGACCTTGTCTACAGGAATATTCTTTGCCATTTGTTATTGAATTTAATTTGATTTAAAATTTAATTATTTTTTTACTTCTGTTTTTTTACCTGTCAATCTATCAACACGATATTCTTTCTTAACTGCCCCTACTGCTTTTTGCGAATTAGTAGGCATTACTTCTGTTTTTTTACCTGTTTTTTTATCAACACGATATTCTTGTTTGAATGCTCCTATCTTTTTTTTAGGACCCGGGTCAATTCCTTTATTTGCCATTTCTTTATTTATTTAAAGATAAATGAGAGTGTCCTGCAGGACACCCTCAGTTAGTTGTTACTTTTTTGCTTTAAGCTTATTAACTACTTCTTTAGCTCCAGCCTTTCCCGTAGAGCCTTGTCTTGCTAGGTTCCCCTTTGATGTAACTTTTCCAGCTGCATTCCTCATAGTATAATTGTAGGTCTGCTCATCTGGTTTGTTCATGTTTGTGGTATCAATTGACATTCTATATCCTTTTTTACCAACAGCAACATCCATTAATGGTGCTCTCTTATTAATAGTACTAGACTTCTTTGCTGGTTCGTCAACAATTCTAGATGCCTTTACTGTAACCTGAGGAAGTGTTTTTGGCCCCGGACCCTTTTTCTTTGGAACTGGGTCTCCTCCTTTTTTCTTGATAGCCATAATGTTTTTTATTTAAAGGGTAAAAGAGGGGCCAATTAGCCCCTCTATTTATTTATCATCCGTATCTGAACAATACGAAGTTGTTTGCACCTAAGGTACATACACAACGCTCAGATAGGAAGTTAACCTCCATTGCATCAAGGTCGCTAGTAGCAGCACCACCGGCAGAACCTGTAATCCAAGTCTTGTAACGTCTGTCTTCAGATTCAGAAGCTCTGTAACGTACGTGCAAGAATGGACGCTTAGCGTTCTTACCCATGATTTGGTCATACACTGAAGTAGAACCTGCAGGAACCATCAAACCTGTGATAGTACCAGTAGCGGTAGCAGCAGTGTTGCTAAGACCACCACGCATGGTTGGGTCGTTCAAGTACTTCCAGTCAGACTTGTAGAAGTCATAACCTCTACGGAATCCAGTGAAGCCAAGGTTCAACGCCATGTCAACGTCATTGTCGAACAAACCGTAAGAAGCAGAAGCAGATACACCACCAGAGTTGTAACCGTTAAGGGTTGCCAACATATTGTCGATGTCGAAAGACAAACCACGGTTAACGAAGATTACGTTCTCTTCGATTGCTCCCTGCTTGTCAAGACGAGAAACGATAGTATCCCACTCAGCAAGAGAAGTTGGAGTTCCAGCTCCCCATACGTTACCTCTGTTGTTAACAACATAGAAGATACCTTCAGAACCCATCATTCCAGCAGTCTTAGCGCCAGAACCTGTAGCTGCAGGAACTGCTTCAATCATTGCAGTCTCAAGATAATCTTCGAAACGTAGACGAGTCTCGTGCTCAGACTTCAAATACCAAAGGTATCCAGTAGCACCATTCTCAGTAGTTACTTCTACCCAACCGATTTGAGCCATGTCAGAACCGTTAACCGCATACTTATCTTTGATGATAATAGGGTTGTTAGAGTAGATTTCATCTTCTGATTCCAAAGAACCAACCATTCCGTTAGTGCCTTTCTTAAATTCAGAACCGTAAATGAATACAGTACACTGAGTAGAAACTGCGAAAGCTTGTCCAGCAGCCTCATAGAAAGCAACAGTGAAAGTAGTTGCAGAAGGTACAGCAGTAACGATTGCTTTGTTGAACACACCTGAAGCGTTGTTCTGAATCATTACAGTTTGACCCACACGGATTGCGATGTAAGTAACACCTGAATCAGCAACAGTGAATGTAGCTGTAGCGGAACCTGCAGCAGCAGCTGAAGTTACGTCAGTGTACTTAATGTGTAGACGGCCTTGTTCTGCCCACTTAATCTGGTCAGAGTTAGAAGGCATCTCGGCTCCAACCATTCTTAGGAATGAAGCGATAGTTCTATTACCATAACGCTCAAATTCTTTCTCGTAAGTATCAGGTAGATACTGGTTCAAGAAGTTGAAGTTGGTAATGTAGTTGGTTTGTAACGCCACCTGTTCAGCGCTTGGCTGAAGTTGGAAGGTAGGGTTACTTAATAATTGACCTGCCATTTTTTTTTAGTTTTTAGTTTTTACATTTTTTTTGCACTGCGGATTCTCAGGTTTCTACCTGAGTCAGGGTTTACCGCTCTCACCTGCATTCCTCCTGTTGGCTTACCAACCTCAGGAGCTCTACGCTCCGTCATGTTAATGTTCTTGATTTTACGAGTGACATCGTCAGTAGCATCTGACATACCTTGCTCATAAAAGAACTTAGCAAACTTCTCAGGGTTCATTGCCATGGCTAATGACCTGTGGTATCCCGCTGCGTCTTTAATCATCCCGCTCTCATCCAAAAACTTATTGATAAAGTTTTGTGGAGTAGCTTGAATTTTCTTCAACTCATTGGCATCACCCGGAGCAAACGAAATCTTCTTATCGTTAATGTTGAACTCAAATCCTTTGAAGTCTTTACTAAAAACCTCATCTGTCTTTTGGTCAAACCATCTACGCTTTCGATTAGTCTCCTCCTCTATAGTCTTCGCCTCACTAATATATTGCTTATAACTATCATACAACTCCTTATCTTCATCGGAAACGAAGCCCATACTTGACTCAAGCGGGACTTTATATTTTTCCTTCTGATTGTTGAAGTACTTCTTAGCCTCAGCAATAATTTTCTTTCTAGCTATCTTGACCTTCTTAACGGTAGACTCATCATCCAAGTCTTCATCGTATGAATACTCTTCCATTAAAGCCTCAATATCCTCACCATCTAATCCTTCTTGAGTAGATGTGAGATAGCTTTTAAGTAGCTCTTCGGGATTCATTGAATCAAAGTCTTTCCTTAATTCTAAAAAATCCTCGAAGCCTCTACCAGTTTCTTTTTTGTATTTCAAATAAGCGGACACATCTTCAGGCAAAGGCTCAGCGTCTTTACGCTCAGCAACCAAGTCATCCAATGAGTTAATCTGCTTATTGTATCTTTTACCAATATATGAAAGAACGTCCTCGTCTTTAAAGTTAAACTCTGCAGCCTCAGGTTCTTCATAGGAATTATCATCACTTGATGCAATGTTTTCCCCATCACTTACAAGTGACTGCTCATGCTTTTCAATCAATTCGTTTTCTACTTCTCGAACCCCTTTTGGTTCGATGACGTCTAGTGACCTTACTTTGATTTCCATTTTATTAGATTTTATTGTACAAACTTAATTAATTATTTTAACATTTTATCGAGGTTCAAATTCAGCCAAGTCAAAGCCATCTAAGCTATCCTCGTTAGACTCAAAGTTCAAAGGCGGAAGGTTATTCTTCCTTTGGTTAATGAGTTTAGACTGCTCACTATTTTGCTGACTAATCCTCTTAGCCTTGGCTTCTTCCTTCATCTTCTCTCTTTCAGTCAAGCTGCCAACATCTAGACTCCTCAATTGGACATTGTACTGATACTCTTCTCTCATCAACTGAGATTTAAGCATGGCCTCATTTTTACTCTTCTCAATATCAAACGCAACCTCTGCTTGTTTCAACTGCATTTTTGCTTGAGTCTCTAGCTGTATCTGCTGCATAGCGGCTTCAGATGCCATCTGCTGCGATTGCATTTGCTGCTGAGCAACCATTGCCTGCTGCTGCATCTGCATCTTCTCCTCTCTCTCTTGCTTCTTTACTCTTTTCAATTTAAGCAATTGATTCGCCAGCTTTAGGTTCTTTAGCTCTCTAATGTCAATAGCGTCCTCAAGGTTGATATCTCCTTTGGACAATGCCATTTGAATGTTCGCCTCAAGCTGAGCTCTTTGCTCCTCATCAGGAGACACTTCAATAAAGATACCAAAGTCATAGATGTACAAATCCTTAATCTCATTTAGGATAGATACATTGTACTTACCTATTTGATTGGCAAATTCGTCAGCAAAGTCAGAGTACTCTAATATGTCAGCGACTCTATATGTCAGTGCCTCTGACAGGGACCTATAAAGATAAAGGCTGCCATCTAGGATGTGACGAGTAGCTGTGTTAGAGTTAAGAGCAGCCAACTTCTGTAGACCAACCAATGAGTTAGGGTCAGGCATTGAACCGTCTCTAGCCTCATTAAGACCTGTAACAGAACGAATCATATCAATGTAATGATTCATGTTCGTAATTAGCATCTGTGTCTTGCCTGCACCTGAGCCTGAGCTAAGCTGCTGGATAGGAACCCTAGCATTATTAAAGTCTCCGTCCTGAGTATAGCTACGGCCAATAACACTACCTGTCTGGAAGTATAGTCTCAATGCGTCCTCAGGGTTGTAGGCGTTGCCTGTACCCAAGTCAATCTCGTTCAATCCATCCGCATCAATAAATACACCATCAGGCACGGTACGTGCAATCACTTGCTGTAACTTCAGGTGAGTGATTTGAATCAAGTCAGCAAAAGGTATCATCCTTCTACATAATGACTCAATAACCCCCTTGTACATACGTGGAGCACAAGCAACATAGTTTGGCAATGCGTGCTGTGAAGCAGACTTAGGGCGAACCATATTCTCAGACATCCTCCATTGCAAAAGAATGTTGGTGCCCATCACCATAATTCCCTCATACCAAACGTCAATTGTCTTTTCAATTTTCTCAAAGTTTCCTTCCTCCATCATTTCTGTAGGAGGGTTGAAGTTGTCATCCTTCTCAATTACTCTGGAACCACCTCCGTCTAGATTCTTTTTCTTATAAACAATCTTTTTAGTGGTCTTGTAATTAAAGTAAAGCAACGTGCAGGTGTCTCTATAAAACATACTGTTCTCATAAAACTGAGCCACGTTGTAGTAGTCATACCATGATTGGCTGTACTGAGTAATTTCCTGTAAGTCTTCTTTAGTTAAAGATTGGTCAATCTTCATCAACTCAGATATTGGAAGGGTCTTAATCTCTCCCCAATAAAAACAATCTTTAAAGAATGGGTCCTCTGTGTAACTATAAATTATATTGGCAGGGTCTACATACGAAATCTTTACGCCTTCACCCTGAAGGAACTCATGCTTGGCAACGCCAATGCCAACTACAGTTAAATCATAATTCAATCTCTTTCTGATGTCATCGTAATGATTCTCATCAAAGATGGTGTTGATTGCTTCTTCTTCAGCAATCTCAATTGCAGGCTTATAGTTAAGCTGCATATATAGTGATAGCTCCTCATCAGTCTGAGGTAGCTCATCAGGATTCATAACAAAAGGATTTGCTCCAGTTTCTTCTTGGATAATTTCAAGCACAGGCTTAGCCACCATTTGGCTCTCAATCATGTCCTGATACTTACTACGCTTTGCCTGAGACATTGCGTCCTGAGCGTAAGCCTTCACCTTAAATAGTCGGTCAGACATTCCGTTTACAACGATGTCTACAAACTTTGGAAGGATGGGAACTGGAGTCCAGTCTAAGTTCAAATAAGACAAGTCTCCGTCAATAGCTAATTCATTTTTATATTTACCGATTGGCTGCTCTCCACGAGCATATAGTCTTAATCTTCTGAAGTCTTGCCATTGACCATAGTATCTACAAGCGTTACCATCTTTTCTAAACCATTCGTATTGTATAGCTTGACCGACTTGTAGACCAAAGGTATCCGATGCTTTTTCAGCATCCGTGGCCAATTGGCTAGGAAACGATACCGAATTAATTTGGATTGTTATATTCTTCATTTGTCCAATTGACTTATAGTCCCTTCGTTCTTATATTTAGCGAAGTTAATAATTAATTTCGATTCTTTTTTTTCAGGCACGTACAGGTGCTTCTGATTGGCCATTATAGCTAGGCCTGAGCTGATACAAGCATCAAACTTTGTTCGGTCATTTATATCAAATTTAGCCCAATCTTCAAGCGTTCTTGTAAATGCCATCGTGCCCATGAGGTCCGCATCTCTGTACTTACCTTCTAAATCAAGCCCCACAAATTTTTCAATGTAAGACTCTATTGCCGAAGCGTGAGCTTGCTTGACATCTTCTGATGAGTTTGGTATTCCGCCTAACTCTCGTTCAGTCTTCGTCAATTTCGCAAACTGTTTGTCGGGTCTATTGATAGAAAACCCTCTGTACCCTCTGTTCTTTAGATGATACAATAATCTTGGCTTATTGTTCTCAACCAATATTGGCATACCATAAAACACACAGGCCATCAACACTTCTTCGAAAAA